AGAGTCAAGAATCTACAGATGTTGAATACATGCATCGTGGACTTGCTAAACGTGGATTCAAGAGATCTTGGACTCTCTCTGATGACATTGAAGTTTATGAAACAAAATTGGAAGATGGACTCTTAGTAGTAAAACTTCGCAGAGTTATTCCAGAGCATCAAAAGAAAAAAGTCTATGAATTGTGATATATAATATACAACTGAAGAGACCTCCCTAGTGGGGTCTCTTTTTATTTGGAGCAAAGTATGAATGTTTATTTGAATCTAACAAAATCTGGATATGATGGTGAATCTGATCTATTGACATTAGAGGTGCCTGCATCCTATACTGATGAACTTCTAAGATATGTTCGTCCTATTGCTGAGCAAAAAGAGGTTGCAGAAATAAAAATCTTGCAAGATATTATTAAAGAAGCAGTATTTGAAATCTCAAGGAGAAGTTATGAGCGTAAGAATCGTAAGAACAAGAAGCGGTGAAGATGTGATTGCTGATTTGTATGAAGTAACTACTAAAGACGATCAGGAAACAGTTATCGCATTTCAACTTGTTAATCCATATTCTGTGTGGATTAGTAAGGGAATGAATGCCGAATATGATGGTGAGATCCATAAAATTTCTTCACCTGAAATTTCATTTGAGCCGTGGATGCCATTACTTAAGGGTAAAGCAGTTATGCTTAAACTTGATGAAGTGGTGACAGCATATGAAACGTATGATGAAGTGCTACAAAAATACAATCAATTAGTGGAGGCTACAAATGGAAAATCTGAAAGTGATTCTCTTGAAGAACGGCGGGTTGACTGATTACTTAGTTGCACAAGTAACTGAGTTGGATGAAGAGCCATCGGTATTTTTGGAAAATTGTTACAAGGTTGTTGATGGTAATTTGGAAAAATATCCAAAATACTCCTCTCAACGGGATCTCTTCTTGACATCTGACTCAATTTTTACTATAGTGGATCCATCCGAGGACATCCAACAAAGGTATCAAGACATTAATGAGTAGTTTTTACACAAACGTACAACTCGCTGGTAATACAATTCTCTATCGTGGGTATGAAGACGGCAAAAAGGTGCAGTCTCGTACCCATTTTTCACCTACATTATTTGTGACTTCAAACAAACCAGAAAAGTTTACGACTCTTACTGGAGATAATGTAAAACCAATTAAGTTTGAGTCTCCCAAAGATGCTAGGGAGTTTATTTCCAAGTATGAAAATGTCGATGGGTTTAGTGTGTATGGTTACGAGCGTTTTGTATATCAATTTATCGCACAGGAATTTCCTGGTGAAGTTGATTATGATATGAAGCAGATGCGTATCTTCACAATGGACATTGAGGTTGCTTGTGAAAACGGATTTCCTAATGTAGAGGAAGCATCGGAAGAAATGCTTTGTATCACCATTAAAGATTTGAATACAAAAAAATTCTATGTCTGGGGAGTTAGGGAATTTACCCCGCCCCCTGGAGTAGAGTTTTTTGTTTTTTGGACAGAGCATGAAATGCTCAATCATTTTGTTGGTTGGTGGGCAGAGAATACGCCAGACATTCTTACTGGATGGAATGTAAATCTATATGACGTGCCATATATTTGTCGTCGTGTAAATCGTGTCCTAGGAGAAAAGTGGATGAATTCCCTATCTCCTTGGAATCGGGCAAATGAAAGGGAGGTAATTATTCAGGGGCGTAAAAATTATGCCTATGATTTGTCTGGAATTAACATTCTCGATTATCTTGATCTGTATAAAAAATTTACTTATACTAATCAAGAATCATATCGACTCGATCATATTGCTTTTGTGGAGCTAGAGCAACGTAAATTGGATCACTCAGAATACGAAAATTTTAAAGATTTTTATACTAGAGATTGGCAAAAGTTTGTTGAGTATAACATCCATGACGTTGAGCTTGTCGATCGTCTTGAGGATAAGATGAAACTAATTGAGCTTGCTGTGACTATGGCATATGATGCCAAGGTAAACATGGAGGATGTTTACAGTCAGGTAAGGATGTGGGACACGATGATCTACAACTATCTTCGTGAAAAAAATCTTGTTGTCCCACCAAGAAAAGGAGCGAAAAAGGATGAAAAGTATGCAGGTGCATATGTTAAGGAACCAATTCCTGGGATATATGATTGGGTGGTCAGCTTTGACCTCAATAGCCTTTATCCTCACCTTATTATGCAGTATAACATCTCCCCAGAAACTCTCATTGAGAGGAGACATCCCTCTGTAAATGTTGAAAAAATTCTAAATCAGGAGATAGATATTGTTGGAGATTATTGTGTCTGTGCTAACGGTGCTCAATACCGAAAGGACATTCATGGATTTCTCCCTGAAATGATGCAAAGGATTTACGATGAAAGGACCATTTACAAAAAGAGAATGCTACACGCTAAGCAAAATCTTGAGCTTGCCACCACACTATCAGAGACCGTGGCATTACAAAAAGATATTGCAAGATGCAACAACATCCAAATGGCACGAAAGATCCAACTCAACTCTGCCTATGGTGCCATTGGAAACCAATACTTCAGATATTACAACTTGGCAAATGCTGAGGCAATTACTCTCTCGGGTCAAGTCTCGATTCGTTGGATTGAAGATAAAATTAACGAGTATCTAAACAAACTTCTATCTACAGAAGACACTGATTATGTTGTCGCTTCTGATACCGATTCAATCTATCTTAATCTTGGACCATTGGTGAATAAATTTTTCGCTTCCAAATTGGACGATAAGTCTAGCATTGTAAGTATTCTTGATAAGATATGCCAAGAAAAATTAGAGCCATTTATTGAATCTAGTTATCAAAAACTTGCTGATTATGTTTCTGCATATGAGCAGAAGATGAAAATGAAGCGAGAGAATATTGCCGATAAGGGAATTTGGACTGCTAAGAAACGCTACATCCTAAATGTGTGGGACAGTGAAGGTGTCCGTTATGAAAAACCCAAACTTAAAATGATGGGCATCGAGGCTGTTAAATCTTCTACACCCGCTCCCTGCCGCCAAAAAATTAGGGATGCTCTACGAGTTATCATGAATGAAGATGAGGATGCTGTGCAGAAATTTATTGCACAATTTAGAGAAGAGTTTTCTCTACTGCCAATCGAAGATATATCATTCCCACGATCGTGTAACAATCTAAATAAGTGGTCTAGTCCAGCCACATTGTATTCTAAAGGTACTCCTATTCATGTGCGTGGTGCTCTTCTTTATAACTTTTATGTAAAGAAGAATAAGTTAACGCACAAGTATCCTCTAATTCAAGACGGGGAAAAAGTAAAGTTTGTTTATCTAAAAACCCCAAATAAAATTAATGAGAATGTCATCTCGTTTTTTCAAACATTTCCGAAGGAATTGGGTATTGACAAAAACGTTGATTATGACTTACAATTTGAGAAGAGTTTCCTAGAGCCTATTAAAGTGATCATGGATACTATCGGTTGGAAAACGGAGAAGATCGCAAGTCTGGAGTTTCTATTTGGATGAAAACAAAATACATTGTAAGTTATCAGAAAGCGTTTGGGTTTTCTGTGAGGGAAGAAAAAGAATTTAAGGATTTATCAGACGCACAATGGTTTCAAAGAGCTCTGCGTCGATCGGATTACATCACTACATTATTGGAGGTTAAAGAGTGAATTTTCTACAAGATATTGTAAAAGAAATTGGTAATGAATACGCAAGTATTGTATCTGACGGAGTTGCAGCAGGGGATACCTGTGGATATATTGATACTGGATCTTATATCTTTAACGCTTTGGTTAGTGGGTCTATCTTTGGTGGCGTTCCTGGAAATAAAATTACTGCTATTGCTGGTGAATCTAGCACAGGTAAAACTTTTTTCTGCCTTGGTATCGTCCAACACTTTCTTGAATCGAATCCTGATGCTGGTGTAATTTACTTTGAATCTGAGTCTGCCATCAGTCGTGAGATGATTGAAGATCGTGGCATTGACTCTAGTCGGATGGTTATTGTGCCAGTTACTACTGTGCAAGAATTTCGTCAGCAAGCAATTAAAATCTTGGACAAGTATATTGAGCAAAAACTGGATGATCGTAAACCCCTGATGTTTGTGCTTGATTCTCTTGGGATGCTTTCTACTACAAAAGAGATCGAAGACTCTGAAGCAGGTAAAGAAACTCGTGATATGACTCGTGCCCAGGTGGTGAAATCAATTTTCCGTGTGCTTACACTAAAACTTGGTAAGGCAAATGTGCCTATGCTGGTCACTAATCATACTTATGATGTCGTTGGTGCTTATGTCCCGACTAAAGAAATGGGCGGCGGTAGTGGTCTTAAGTATGCTGCTTCTACAATCATCTACCTATCTAAAAAGAAAGAGAAGGATGGTAAAGATGTTATCGGCAACATCATTAAATGTAAAGCACAAAAATCCCGTCTAACGAAGGAGAATAGCGAT